GTTGCACATATCCTCTTGAAAGGGGACAACTTCCATGCTCGACAACACAATCACCATTACTTATAATGGCACACCATACACCCTCGCTCGCGTTCGCGAATCGAATTACTCTTCCGAGTTCTTCTATCGCAGCGCTGCTCTCGATTTGCAATTGCAAATCGGCCATACGCTTCCCGTAAATGGGAAGGGTGAGGCACACGTCGTTACTCTTTGGAGTTACGACTATGTAGACGGGGTCCTGACAGATAAGAATCGCGTTTTCGAACGCATCGTATCTGAGAATGGCAAACAAGATTCCACGAAAGTGGCTAACTTGTCTGGCGCTCTCGGCACCTTTATTGCTGCAAACATTACAGCAATTGCCGATCGGGCTTCCTAAAAGAGTCATCTGACTCCCTAAGGAGGTATAACATCATGCTTCGCATAATGTTAACAATCGTCATACTATCGATGATTGTTGGTTCTGTTGTGTTTGGCGAGCCTTCCATGAATACATACCCGAAAGGTACCTATCATGAAAAAGGAAGTCAAACTCATCCTACGCACGTACAGAGAGATTTTACAAGATCAATCTGTGTATGCTGGCCTATCGAAGGAAGGTTCCTCACGGAACCTCTCTCAGATAGCGACTTTGGTCAATACACGTGGTTTACGGGTAGTCTACCAAGACTTCCCGAGTGCCGCGAAATTGGTCGACCGCAGTTTGTCGGATGGCTATGTATGCCTATCGACACTGAGACTAAGCCTTGGGCGGTTGCCCAAGTCTAATCTTCCTCGCTTGTTTCACGAACTATTTGTGAAACTGTATAACGAGGACGGCAAAGTCGTGTCCGAACCTGATCCGACAATTATCTTGTACATCCGGCAAAATTTGCTGATGTTTAAGAAAATTGTTCGTGATTGTGAGGTGGAAGTAACTAATCAGGCGCTTGAAGATTTCAAGCATCTTGATGAGACTGTTTCTGAAGGAAAGTTCAATATTTGGACTGATCCGACAGATTTATCGTACCCTAGAGTCCAATACGTCACCAGTAATGGTGTGTATGAAGACCCTAACGTTCTCAAAGCTGGCAACTCGATAGAGGAGCAAACAATGAGAATTGCCGAAAATTTCGGCAGTACGGTCGATTGCAATAACAGATGTTCATTAGAGAGATCTATGGCATCTGTGTTTCGTTTGCTTTCGACGTCTTTTCCACTACTCACTCTTGATGATCTGATGCCATCCCACGGAAGTGGTGCAACATCGGATGCCAAGTGGGGAGATCGCTATGATTTCCCTAGTTGGTCTACTCGTTTGGAGAGTGTATTCCCCTATTCCGAATTTGGAATGTTGAATTACTCTTCATATGATTTAGACAGCAGTCTCTCTACGAGAGACTATCCTGTCAAGATCATAGCCGTTCCGAAGACTTTGAAAGGTCCCAGGATTATTGGCAGTGAGTCTACATCAAGGATGTACTGTCAACAAGCTGTTAGGCGATTCATTGCGAATCATCTAACCTCTGTGACGTTTGGTTCTGTTACTATACATGACCAAACTAAGTCACAATCTGCTGCTCTGAAAGGTTCAATTGATGGCTCTCTTGCCACAATCGATCTTTCGTCTGCGAGCGATTTGTTGTCTTGTACACTGGTTGAAGAACTCTTTTCATCTAACCTTAGCATACTTCAAGCCTTATCGGCTTGTCGTGCGCTTACGTACTCTATCGACTTTAAGGACCAAATCAATGGTTCGAAGAAGCGAAAGAAGATACACGGTAAGATGAGGAAGTTTTCTCATCAGGGTTCGGCTGTAACGTTTCCAGTTCAGTCGCTATGCTACTACGCAATTTGTGTAGCAGTATGGCATTCTGAGAAACAGATACCTGTTACTAGGGCATCTGTTAAGGAAGTGTCACAGTATATTACTGTCTATGGTGATGATATCATCATACCGACAGAAATATATGAGCCAGTAACCAAAGCCCTTCAATTGTGGGGGCTTAAGGTTAACGTGGACAAGTCACATGGTGCAACTATCCCTGGATGTATATTCAGAGAGAGTTGTGGCATTGATGCCTTTAACGGCATTGATGTTTCACCAGTCTATATTCGTGACTTGGACTACGAAGTGCGAAAGCCTGAGACCGTCGTAAGATTTGTAGAGGTTGGAAACAACCTTCACAAAGCTGGATATTGGAACACCAGCTGCGGTCTTTTCTCGCCTGACCGGCTTAAGATACCGGTAACTAGAAGCGAGCAGGCGTCTCTTGCCATGCACACCTTTTGTAAAGGTGCTTATGCGCCAAGTAGAGTTCGGATCAACACAGAGTTGTAACGATACGAAACTTGGACCTTACTGCCTGTAACATCAGGGAGTAAGATGTCAAGAGATGG